GCGCATGGGCTATGATGCGCACAGCTGGAACCTTGGCCGCAATCTCGGCCCCAAGGCGATCGGGCTGGAAGGCGAGCACCTGATTGCGCGCCTCGACGAGATTCATGCGCAAACCGGCCAGAGGACAAGCCTTGTCGGCTGGAGCCTTGGCGGAATGATGGCACGCCAGCTCTCCCGCCGTCGGCCGGATCTTGTCCGGCAGGTCATTACGCTGGGATCGCCCATTGTCGGTGATCCGCGCGCGACCAACGCCTGGCGCGCCTATCAGCGCTTTACCGGACACCGGCTCGACGATCCGGGTGTGGACGAACAGCTGCGCGAGAGCGAATTGCCGCCCCCTGTTCCGTCGACCGCCATTTTCAGCAAGGAAGACGGCGTCGTTGCCTGGCAGAATTGCATCGAGCCCGAAGATGCCTTCACGGACAATATCCGCGTCTATGGCAGCCACTGCGGTCTTGGCGTCAATCCGGTCGTGCTCTACGCCGTGGCGGACCGGCTGGCGCAGGAAGATGGAAGCTGGAAGCCGTTCGACCGCACCGGGCTGATGCGGCAGTGCGTCTATCCGTCATCCGGGCATAGCCACTAGGGGCTCACGCCCGCGGATGGGCGTTCCGGTAAACGTCGAGCAGATAGGCAGCATCGACTGACGTGTAGATCTGCGTCGAGCTGAGGCTGGCATGGCCCAGCAGTTCCTGCAGGCTGCGCAGGTCGGCCCCTCCGGCAAGCAAATGCGTGGCGAAGCTGTGCCGCAGGGCGTGCGGGGTCGTCCGTTCGCCAAGGCCAAGCCGGGTGCGGGCTGCCCGGACCGAGCGGCGGATGATGGCAGGATTGAGAGGCCCGCCGCGGCTGCCGCGAAAGAGCGGCTGGTCGTTGGTCGCCGGATAGGGGCAGAGCGCCACATAGGCATTGATCGCGTCGGCGACAGGAGCGAGCAAGGGCACGATCCGGGTCTTGTTCCGCTTGCCGGTCACGCGCAGCACTCGTTCAAGCGGCAGCACGGCACCTGTCAGGCCCAAGGCCTCGCTGATCCGCAGCCCCGCGCCATAAAGAAGAAGGAGAATCGCCCAGTCGCGCGCACCGATCCAGCTATCCGAAGCCTGGTCCGCGACATCTTCGGCGAGCGACACGGCTTCGGCTGGCGAAATGGCCCGTGGCAGGCCTTTCTTGACTCTTGGCCCCTTGAGGCGCGGGACGCCCTCTGCGCCGCCAGCAAAGGCCAGGAAACCCCGGATCGCCGAGAGTTCCCGCGCGGCGCTGGCGTTGCCCAGTCCCTCCATCCGGCGCCGCGCCAGAAAAGCGCGAAGATCAGCCGCTTCAACCGCTTCGAGCTGCGGTGGCCCGCCCTGGTGAACGCTGAGGAACGCCAGCAGCCGTTCCGCCGTTGCGACATAGGCGCGGACAGTATGGAGCGAGCGCCGCCGGTCCTGGCGAAGGTGATCGCCCCAGGCGCTGATCAGCGCCTCGCCACTCACCCGATCTTCTGCCCCGTCTTTTCCCAATCGGCGAGGAAGCCGGCAATGCCCTTGTCGGTCAGGACATGGTTGAAGAGCGAACGGATAACTGCCGGCGGCGCCGTCATGACATCGGCGCCGATCTTGGCCGACTGGAGGACGTGGATCGGATGGCGGACCGAGGCGACAAGGATTTCCGTGCCGAAATCATAATTGTCATAGATCAGGCGAATATCCTCGATCAGTGCCATTCCGTCAAAGCCATTGTCATCATGCCGACCGACGAAGGGCGACACGAATGTCGCACCGGCCTTTGCGGCGAGGAGTGCCTGGTTGGCCGAAAAGCAGAGTGTGACATTGACCATCGTGCCCTCGCTGGTCAGGGCCTTGCAGGTCTTCAGGCCATCGATTGTCAGCGGCACCTTGATGCAGACGTTCTTCGCAATCTTCCGCAGTATATCCGCTTCCTTCATCATCGTCGGGTGATCGAGCGCCACGACCTCGGCTGAAACCGGGCCGTCGACCAAACCGCAGATCTCCCTGGTCACGTCCATGAAATCGCGGCCCGATTTGTGGATGAGCGACGGGTTGGTCGTGACACCGTCGAGCAGGCCGGTGGCGGCGAGTTCTGCAATGTCCTTGGTATCGGCAGTATCGACGAAGAATTTCATGAATCGGGCTTTCGGGATTGGGTCAATGGTCGCAGGTTCGATAACAGGGTTGTCAGCCATATTCCAATGTTGATCGCCGGTATCCTCGTGCTTTTGTGTCTTCGTGTGAGCCCACCGTCTTTTGACTCACACGAAGACACCAAGGCACGAAGACTTTAGGGATTGCGCCTCTAAAAATCCTATTTGTTCTCCTATAATCTCCTATTTGGTAATTAATACTTGACAGCGTCACGCTGTTTTGTCTAAAAGTCGTTCAATGGAAAAATGCGAATCGCGGCGAAGGCGCTGCGACGGGCTGCGGGCGGAGACGCCTTTGCAGCCCTTTTTTGTGTCGAAAGGATGTGAGGATGGCAGCAAGGAAGGCGCCAGCGAAGCGACCGGGATGGACAAAGGCTGCGCGCAGCGTGTTCCTTGCCGAGCTGGCCGAGACAGCCAATGTGGCGGCATCGGCGCGCAAGGCCGGGATGCCGGTGTCCAGCGTCTATGCGCTGCGCATCAAATCGCCGGAGTTTCGCCTGGACTGGAGCGAAGCGCTGGCCGAAGGCTATGCGCGGCTTGAGGCCTCGCTGCTTGAGGCCGCGCTAGGCAAGGGGCCCAGCACTGCCGATCCGGATGCGATGAAGCGAGAGGCTGTCCGTCACCGCCTCGGCCTCAGCCTGCTCGCGCAGCATCGTCCCGCGGTCAAGGGGATGGCGCCCGCAGCGCGCAAGGTCGATCCGGCCCAGCTCAAGGCGCGCATCCTCGATCGCATCGCACTGATGCATCAGCGGGCCGAAGCGGCGAAATCCGATGTTGCGCCACACGGCTGAAGAGCTTTCACTCATGCCGCCAGACCGTGCGGCGGCCATCATCCGGCGCGCGAAAACATCCGACCTGCAGGCCTCGTCGCAGTCCTGGCGCTTCTGGAGGCTGGCGGCGCAGGCCGAGCCCGAGGGAGACTGGCGGATCTGGCTGGTGATGGCAGGGCGCGGCTTTGGCAAGACACGGATGGGGGCCGAATGGGTCCGCGAGCGTGCGGAGAGCGACGGGGACCTGAGGATTGCGCTGGTCGCGGCGACAATTGTCGAGGCACGCGCGGTCATGATCGAAGGCGAAAGCGGTTTGCTAGCCAGTGCGGCGGGCGGCATGCCGGTCCGGTGGGAGCCTTCGCTGCGCAAACTGAGCTGGGACAATGGCGCGGAAGCCCGCATCTATTCGGCCGCCGAGCCCGAGGCCCTGAGGGGTCCGCAGCATCACATCGCCTGGGCCGACGAGATTGCAAAATGGCCCTATGCGCTTGCGGCATGGGATAATCTGATGATGGGGCTGCGGCTCGGCACGCAGCCGCAGGCCATGGCCACCACGACGCCGCGTCCGGTGCCGCTTCTCAAGCAGCTCCACGGGGCGGCGGATGTGCGCCTGACACAGGGTCGGACGGCGGACAATGCCGCGAACCTGCCGCTGGCTTATCTGCGGGCCATGAAGGCTGAATATGGCAATCGGCGGATCGGTCGTCAGGAACTGGACGGCGAACTGATCGAGGATGCCGAAGGCGCACTCTGGACGCGGGCGCGCCTTGAGGATTGCCGGATGCGGACCGTGCCGCACCTTGTTCGCGTCGTGATCGGAGTCGATCCACCGGCAGGCCGTGACGGCGATGCGTGCGGCATTGTCGTTGCCGGACTGTGCGCCAGCGGCAAGGCCTGGGTCCTGGCCGATGCGAGCGTTTCGGGCCGGTCGCCCGATGGCTGGGCGCGCGCTGTCGCAGAGGCGGCCGCGCAGTGGCAGGCTGATCGTGTGATTGCCGAAAAGAACAATGGCGGGGACATGGTCGAGAGCGTGCTGCGGGCGGCCGACGTCTCGTTGCCGATCCGTCTCGTCCACGCCAGCCGCGGCAAGGTGGCACGGGCAGAGCCGGTGGCAGCCCTCTATGAAAAGGGGGGCGTCCATCACGCCGGGGCGTTCCCCGCGCTTGAAGATGAAATGTGCGGGCTCATCGCAGGTGGTGCCTATGAGGGGCCGGGCAGATCCCCGGACCGGGCCGATGCCCTCGTCTGGGCCCTGACAGAATTGATGCTGGGCAAGCGATTGACCGGCCCGCGTGTGCGGACGGTCTGACGCTCCCGCGCCCATATCCAGAAAGGAAAGAGAGAGATGTTGCTCAAGAAGATTGCCCGCTGGGCAGGCCGGCGCTTGTCCGAAAAATCCACGTACATCGGGTTGGCGACGGTCGCCATTGCGGTGGGTGCGCCCCCCGAAATCGTTGAAACAATCGGCAAGGCCGGGCAGGTTGCGGCGCTGATCTTCGGCACCGGGCTGGTGGCTGCGACCACTGCGTCGGTTCCGCCTTCTGCAGACGCGGCAGAATAGGCCATGAAATTGTTCGGCTGGAAATCGGCCGGGCGCGCGGTGGCGCGTCCGTTGCTTGCGCACGGCTTTTCGACCTGGGGTTCGGCTGACTGGCCGCGCTCCTACGAAGCGCAGTTGCGGGAGCTTTATCTGGGCAATGCCGTCGCCCAGCGGGCAGTGCGGCTGGTGGCGGAAGGGGTAGCGTCCGCGCCGCTCGGCACGTCCGACCCCAAGGCACTGGCGCTTGTCTCGGCAACGAGTGGCGGCCAATCCCTCCTCGAAACCGTGGCGATGCAGCTGCTGCTGCACGGCAATGCCTATGTCGAACTGCTCGCCGGGCCCGATGGTGCGCCGGCCGAACTGTTCGCGCTCCGGCCCGAGCGGGTGAGCGTCGAGCCAGACCCGCGCGGATGGCCGATGGCCTTTGTCTATCGCGCCGGGGCCGCAACGACGCGGCTTGCGAGCGACCGGGTGATCCACATCCGGACGCATCATCCGCTTGACGATCATTACGGGCTTGGCTGCCTCGACGCGGCGGCCGGGGCCATGGCCGCGCACAATGCTGCAACGCGCTGGAACAAGGCGCTGCTCGACAATGCCGCGCGGCCATCGGGCGCGCTCGTTGCCGAGGGCAGCGAGACGCTGACCACGGACCAGTTTACCCGGTTGCGGCAGGAAATGGAGGAGAGCTTTTCGGGCTCCGGCAATGCCGGGCGACCGATGCTGCTTGAGGGCGGGCTGCGCTGGCAGGCGATGTCGCTTTCGCCCACCGACATGGATTTTGCCGGACTGAAGGCGGCCGCCGCGCGTGAGATTGCGCTGGCGTTCGGCGTGCCCTCGGTGCTGCTCGGCCTGCCGGGCGACGCGACCTATGCGAATTACCGCGAGGCCAACAAGGCCCTGTGGCGGCAGGCGATCCTGCCGCTGGCGGGCAAGATCCTCGATGCGCTGGCGGAAGGGCTTTCGCCCTGGTTTGCCGGGCTGAAACTGTCCGTCGATCTCGACCAGGTGCCTGCGCTTTCGGAAGACCGGGAGCGGTTGTGGGCGCAGGTGAACGGGGCGGATTTTCTCAGCCCCAACGAAAAGCGCGCCATGCTTGGACTTGCGGCACAGCCCTTGCCGCGCGGGCCTGAACGGGTCGAAGTCAAGTTCAACCCCTGGCACGATCCTACAGACGGCCGCTTCACGTTCAGGCAAGGTGGATCCTTGTCCTCTGGGGGCGGCAGCTTTGGGGGCGGTGGCGCGACCGCCCGATTTACGGTGCCTCCGCGGCCACGGCCGAAAATCCTTCGAAACAGGACGCCAAAGCCGGTCGTCTCCGTGCCGCAACCGAGCCCAAACACGGCTCACAAGACGCCCACCGCGGGCCAAACCGTCACGCGCTCGCGAAGTGCGCCAGACGGCATGCACCGGATCACCGAAAATGGCTGTGATTTCGATCTGGACAGCGAAAGCCGAACGCGCCGGGCTGGCGGCACCGTGAGACTGGATCCGGGGCAACGGCGCTCACGGTCTGTGCAACGGCGGGCCGGCGTGCCGGACCGACTGCCGTCGGATGAGGGCGGACATTATGTTGCCCGTGAATTTGGCGGCCCCGACAAGGACTTCAACCATTTCGCCCAGGACGGCGATTTCAATAGGCGCGGCTATCGCAAACTGGAAAGGGATTGGGGTAAGATGACCCGGGCCGGCAAGAAAGTCACATTTGCCATTATTCCGCAATATCCGCGCGGTTCTCGGCGTCCATCGGCGATCAATGTCACGTATTTCGACGGCAAGGACATTCATGTCGAAAATTTTCTGAGTGGCCGAGGGAGGTAGCGCAATGACGATGACGGACAAGGGCGAAATTCTGGAGGAAATCGGGAGGCTCGTTGACGATCAGCTGGGCGGGAATAGTGAGAATTGTTTTCTCTATGCCGAAATCGCGATGAATTCGGGCTCAGCCTATATATTGGAGGAAGACGAAGGCCGGATGATCTTTCATGTTGCGGACATGGAGATTTTTTGGGCCGCAATGGCGTTGTGGGAGCTGGAACCGAAACGGCGTCGCTGGCAAGTGATGCGCTATTCGATGGCAGACGGGAAGTTCATGGCGGAATTTGATTACCCCAAGGACCTCGATCAGGAAGAGTCTGCTGGTGATCGGGCCATGCGTGTGCTGAGGGAATACGCTGGCAACAGGGCAATGGACAATACGCTCGAGATCGAGAAATTCAGGCGCCTTTACGGATATGATATCTGATGGCCCTTTTCTGATCGAGCATGCCCAACTGGGCCCAAACCGAGATAGCAGCCATTTCCACGCATCATCTGGCATCGATCGCGCTCATCGCGAGTACCGCAGCCGCTTCATCGACGCTTGCCACAGCATCATCAACACAAGATGTTTCGGATGTGACGGCAAGCCTTTATTGTCTTTCACACAGCCGGTTCCGGTTCCAAGACCCCAAGGCTCGTCAATACCGTGTCCGATATATCGTTGATACACGGAGTTTCGCGGGGGAGCGCCATATCCTGTTGCTTGTCGAGGCGGCGCGCGGATTGACCCGGTGGTATGATGTTGAAGTTTTCCGGATGCGCCCTGCGCGCGGCTACCGGCTCACAAACAATGCCGAGTTAGTTGGAGGCCGCAGGGCGCTGAGGATTGTCAGCCCGCCTTTGGGAGGAATATGGGCGCAGGACCGCTTCGAACGGGTATTGGCCGCACTCCGGCTGCAGGCGGCGATCATGGTCAAACCCTCCAAGAAGCAGGCCTATCGGGAACAGTGTCGGTCGTTTGACGAGCTTTTCGGGGGGTGATTGAAAGCCCCGCAATCAAAGGCGGCCATCCCGGCTGAACCGACCAACCAAACTGAACCACAGAGCCGCCTTCGGGCGGCTTTTTCTTTGTCCGGAGCGCACATGATGAGCGATTCAACCATGCTGATACAATTGACTGCGCAGGCAGAGGCGCATGGCGCCGACCTGCTGACGCTGCGCGCGCTGATCGAAGAGGCCTGCGAACTGGGGGCCGCGCGGGCGCTCCGTTCGCTTGGCCTTGAGGATGATCGCGCGCGCAAGGATCTGGACGAGATGCGCGAACTGCTGTCGGCCTGGCGCGAGGCGAAAGGAGCGGCGGGCCGCGCGCTGATCGGCTGGCTGGTGCGCTGCGCCCTTGTCCTGCTGGTCGTGGGCATGGCCGTGAAGTTCGGCCTCGGCGGGACCAAGTGCGCGTCATTGCTGCCGGCATTGCCGATCCAGAGCCGTCCGAGCAACGCCAGCAGCACCCCGGGCGAGGAATATTGCCGATTGCGCCGGTCCATTTACGGGCCAACGTGCTGGCAAATGGCGATACTGAAATAGGCTGGGTGCGCAGAAGCCGTGCGGGTTGGCGCTGGCTCGACGGCGTCGATGCGCCTCTCGCGGAGGAGGTGGAGCGCTACCGGGTGGCATTGACGCCAGGGGGCGGGCCAGAGCGGGTCTTTGAGCAATCGGACGCGCGCTACACCTATTCCGCAGCTGATCATGCAGCCGATCGCGCAAGGGGTGCTCAGACCCTGCGCGTCGAGATCTGTCAGGTGGGCAACTTCGGCCTGTCACGCCCTGCAGCGATCACGCTATCTTTGACATGAGGTACCCGAACCATGACTGACGTGACCCCGAGACTCGGCTTTCCACTGCTTGCGAGCGGCCAGGCCCAAAAGGAAATCACACATAACGAAGCCCTCACCCAGGCCGATATGCTGGTTCAGGCTGTTGTGCAGGCCGTCGCTCCGCCTGCGATTCCAGTCGCTCCCCAGCCGGGCCAATGCTGGATCGTTGGCGCAGGCGCAACGGGCGCCTGGTCCGGGCATGACCTGGCAATTGCCTGCTGGACGGAAGGCGGTTGGCGCTTCTTGCCGTCACAGGCGGGCATGCGGGTCTGGAGCCTTGCTGATGGCCAGGAAGCCCGGCGGACCGAAAGCCAATGGGTTGTAGGACGGCTCGACGCGGCCGTGTTGCGGATCGGCGGTGTCCAGGTTGTGGGTGCGCGACAGCCCGGTATTGCCAATGTCACCGGCGGGGGATCGCCCGATGCAGAAGTTCGCACTGCCGTCAGTGCAATATTGCGGGTGCTGAGAGCACATGGCCTGATTGAGGTCTGAATTGATTGTTCGGTGTCATCTTTCCTGCAACTCGCTGCACAACTGAGACATTTCGGCAACAGTTTCGGCATAACAATGCTTGCGCCAGTCTTTCCCATTAGCTAGTGAACGAAGGCTGTCCCGAGTGACATTTGAGAAAGGGGATTACTATGCGGAAGCTGGCCATTGCTATGGCGCTCACCTCAACCGCCATTGCCTCACCCGCGCTAGCGCGAAATGATGCGTGGTATATCGGCATCGAGGGCGGGCCCTCGATTGTAGAGGATATTTCGTTCGATGTTGGCGCAACGTCCAATGCGATTCTTGTCGACAGCGACACAGGATATGACGTCGATGGCATCATCGGCTATGACTTCGGTGGGTTCCGGCTGGAGTCGGAAGTTGGCTACAAGAAGGCAAATGCGAATTCGCTTTCGTCTGCGCTCACCTTCCCCATCCCGGGTAGTTCTGGCGTAACCAACGCGCCTTCCGGCACATTCAGCAACATCAACGGCGACACGTCGGTCCTGAGCTTCATGATCAACGGCATGCTCGATTTTGGTGATGATGATGGCCTCAATGGCTATGTTGGCGTGGGCGGCGGTATCGCGCGCGTCAAGGGTAGCTATGCGGTTGGTGCTGCAGCAAACTCCATCGACGATTCCGATACCGGTTTTGCGTGGCAGGCGATTGCTGGCGTTCGTGTTCCCTTGTCTGACCATTGGGACATCGGCCTGAAGTATCGCTTCTTCAACGCAGACAGCTACAGCATTGTCGATCTGGCAGGGCGTTCGCTGGACGGCCGTTACCGGTCGCACAGCCTTTTGGGCAGCCTGGTGTACAATTTTGGCGAAAAGGCTCCTCCGCCACCGCCACCACCGCCACCACCGCCTCCTCCGCCACCGCCGCCGCCACCGCCGCCGCCACCGCCGGCAGTCTGCTCGCCTGGACCGTACATCGTGTTCTTCGAGTGGGATAAGTCGGACATCACGGCTGAAGCTGCGGGTATCCTCGACAGCGCGGTCGGTGCCTATGCCGATTGCGGTCAGGCGCAGGTCATGCTTGCAGGCCATGCCGACAAGTCGGGCACACCGAAGTACAACGTCGGCCTGTCCGAACGTCGTAACGCTTCGGTTCGCGCCTATCTTGAGGGCAAGGGCATCCCGACAGGTGTCATCAGCACTCAGGCCTTCGGTGAAAGCGCTCCGCGCGTTGAAACCGCCGATGGAGTGCGCGAACTCCAGAACCGTCGCGTGGAAATCACCTACGGTCCGGGTTCGGGCATGTAAGCCATTCGATCCTTTCAGGATTGAAACGAGGGGGCCGGTCGAAAGATCGGCCCTTTTCGTTGGTATTGGCGCGTTAATGATTGGCCGTTATTGGGCTGAACGCGAATTTGGATAAGGGTTCCCGATGAACATCACGATGATTGGCGCGGGCTATGTTGGGCTCGTTTCCGGTGCCTGCTTTGCGGACTTTGGCCACACTGTCATTTGCGTGGATCTGGATGCGCGCAAGGTCGACGCGCTGCGCAATGGCATTATGCCGATCTATGAACCCGGTCTCGAAGCGTTGGTGCGCACCAACGCGGCGGCCAATCGACTGTCCTTTTCCACTGATCTTGCGGCCTCGGTTGCCGACGCGGACGCCGTGTTCATTGCCGTTGGAACACCGTCGCGCCGTGGCGACGGCCATGCCGATCTTTCCTATGTCTACCAGGCCACGCGCGACATTGCTGCAGCCGTCACCAAACCCACAGTGGTCGTCACCAAATCCACTGTCCCGGTGGGCACGGGAGACGAAGTCGAGCGCATCCTGAACGACGTCGCTCCCACTGTTGAATGGGCTGTTGTCTCAAATCCGGAATTCCTGCGCGAGGGTGCGGCCATCAGCGACTTCAAGCGACCCGACCGGATCGTCATCGGCACGGAAAATGAACGCGCGCGCGATGTCATGCGTGAAATCTACCGACCCCTCTTCCTGAACGAGGCGCCGATCCTGTTCACGGGGCGCCGGACGGCTGAACTGACGAAATACGCGGCCAATGCATTCCTCGCGACCAAGATCACCTTCATCAACGAAATTGCGGATCTTTGCGAAGCCGTGGGCGCCGATGTGCAGGACGTCTCGCGGGGGATCGGGCTCGACCATCGTATCGGCTCCAAATTCCTGCATGCCGGTCCCGGCTATGGCGGGTCCTGCTTCCCGAAGGATACGCTGGCACTGCTCAAGACAGCAGAGGATTTTGATGCGCCGGTCCGCATTGTTGAAGCGGTTGTGTCGGTCAATGACAGTCGCAAGCGGGCGATGGGTCGCAAGGTGATTGCGGCCGCGGGTGGCGACGTGCGAGGCCGGAAGGTCGGCATTCTTGGCCTGACCTTCAAGCCCAACACCGACGACATGCGCGATGCT